CCCTGGAAGAGGTAAAGGCAGCACTCAGGATAACAGGATCAGCACATGATGATGATCTCGAACATCTTATAAGTGCAGCGCGCACATTTGTTGAACGTGTAACAGATAGCAGCGTTAGTGAGCGCGAACTAAAAGTTACTAATGATCTTGAACTTGAGGAATATGAATTGCCTTTTGGCCCTATTGTTGGCAGTGTGACAGATTCAACAGATACAGATGGTAATTATATTTATGAATATACGGCAGGTTATGATCCATTACCTTATGATTTTGAAAGGCTTATAATGGATGTAATAAAATACTGGTATGATATTGATGATCCTAGCACGGAATTACCGGTATCGATAAAAAAGAAAATACAATTATTAACACGTAACCCTTAATGAAATTACATGATTATATAATAATCTATGAGCGGGAAACAACTGATGATGGTGCCGGTGGTAAAGAGCCTGGTGATCTTGATGAGAAATACCAGTGCTATGCTAATGTAAAGCCTTTGAGTGGATTGATAGGTATGCAATTTCAGGCTCTTACCGGTTCACAGGGTTACGACATATGGATACGCACCGACTTTGATCGTAAAGTGCAGCGTGACTATATAGTGCGCTATCAGGGTATATATGGTGATCTTGATATGGTTATTCAGTCAGTTGCGGCAGGTAAACATTTTACTAAATTAACATGCAAAAGTGAAAATAAGCTGTAAATATGATGACCGGGGCTTTTCAAAAAGCCTTAAGCGAGTACAGGATCAGGTTGATAAGATGCTTGAGCAGGAGATTGCCGTTGCTGCACGAGATACTTCAAAACAGGCTAAGAGTTATGTACCGGTTGATCAGAGCAATTTAAAAAACAGTATTAAAACAGAGATAAAAGGAAAGACAGGATGGGTTGGAACGCGTACACAATATGGACCTTATGTTGAATTTGGCACCGGCCTTTTGGTTAGTGTGCCGGGTGAATTGCAGGATTATGCTATGCAGTTTAAGGGTAAAGGTGTGCGAGAAATTAATAATTATGCACGACCTTATCTATTCCCGGCATTTTTTATTGTGCGCGAACGTTTTATTGAACGTACAGATAGGCGCACAGCAGAGATATTTAAAAATAACAGTAAAAGATGAAAGATTGTTTTTATCAATATCGCAAAGGATTATATGAGGCATTAAATGGCAATGTATCATATGATGGTGACGATGTGACTGTTATGGAGTTTGCAGGACACGATCAGGTAACGCCATATATAGAACTTCTTGGTATGAGTGCAACGCCTGAAACAGATTATACTACCGAAAGTCAGATAGTGATAACTGATATAAGGATTGTTACCAGCCACCAGGGAGAGATAGATGATTTTGGGAGTAAACAAAGCGATGCGATAATGAATGATGTTATGGAATTGCTTATCACACAAGGCGTAACAGTAGCTGACCGGGCCAAACACATAACAATGGATGATTTTACCGATAATGGCTGCTGGTTTGAAAGCCTTACATATGATAATACTTATGATGGGAATATTTTACGAATAGAAAAAATACTTACCATCAGAACAATGATAGATGAAGATTAAATGTTAAACTAAATTAAAACAAAATGGCAAAAATTAAAGGAAACAATGTAAGAATCTATATCGGTGGTGAATTGCTTGCACACACCGATTCGGTTACTTTCAATTTCGTGACAGATACTGAAGAAGTAACAGATGAGGCCAGTGGTAATTGGGCAGAAAATTTACCTACCCTTAACAGATGGGATCTTACTGCTGATTTTTGGTATAACAATGCTGTTGCGGCAGGATCGGTTGATTATGCTGATGCTATGGATATATGGCTTCTTCAGACAGAGGTAACAGTTACTGCGGAGCTTGAGACAGGTGTTGAATGGAACGGGCTTGCCTATATAACCAATCTATCACCTACCGGCGGCACTGCAGGGGCTTATGTCAAAGTATCAACATCGCTGATCGGTACTGCTGAGATAAGCTGATGATAACAACTGTTAAAGCGGGATGGCGCAAGGTTGGTTTTCGCTTTGATGCTCTTAGTGTACTACTGTTATGCGAGATGTATGAGATAGAGATTAATGAGCTTGATAAGATAGATAGCAAACAATATCTGCCGTCATGGACATGGTGTGCGCACCGTTCATACCAGATGCGGCGTAACAGGCATGTGCGTATTCAGTATCCTAAGATGCAACGTCTGCTTGCCGGTTTGCGCATGAATGAGCATCGCAAGATAGAGGAAGCTATATTGAGGGTTACACCGAAAGATAAGGATGGTAACATTAAAAAGGTGCCGGGAGATAAAAAAAAACGACATGGCATGACATCTATGTCGCAGGATGGCGCACCGGAATAGGTGAAACCGAACTCTTAAAATTATCGTTTGCACAGATTCACAGGTTGATGTTATCACTTAAGGTTACTGAAGAAAGCCAATGGCGCAAGGCACGGCTGATAGCTTACGAGGTAGCACGCAAGGGAGCCAAATATCCGCCAACGATAGATACCTGGATGCCGATAGGTGATGAGACAAATATTAACGAGAGGACAGAGGATGAGCTTGATGAGATTTGGAATATATACGGTAAACGTAATTAACAATGGCTAAGACAAGATCAACACATGAGCATGGCACGCGGTACACTGCTGACAATAAAGATTTTAAAAATAAAACAAAGCAGGTACAAACGGCAAGTGACAATCTGAAAAATAAGTTAAAACAGCTTGGTGCGCAATTAGCTGCTTTCTTTGCTGTTCGCCAAATATTAAAGTGGGGTAAAGAATTTGTTCAGGCTTTTGATAAACAGATACAGGCCGAGAAGAAATTATCAGCAGCTATACGGGCTAATGGCGAAGCTGTCCAATCAACACTTGCTGATTATAAAAAATGGGCATCAGAATTACAGAAAGTATCAACCGTTGGTGATGAGACAACACTTGAGATGTTGCAGGTTGCTCAATCAATGGGGGTAACAGGCGATAATGCAAAGACTGCTGTTAAAGAAGCTATTGCTCTGGGTAAAGCTATGGGCATGAGCGAAAAGTCAGCTATACGATATACTGTTGCTTTACAACAAGGTAATGCAACAATGCTGAAACGTTATTTACCATCGCTTTATGCTGTCGAGGAGGGGGCTGAAATGACAGCTAAAGCACATGAGCTGCTTGGTAATATGTTTTCTATTGTTACCGAAGAAGCAAAACAGGGGCTTGGACCGATGAAGCAATTAAAAAATGCAGTCGGTGATCTCAAAGAAGAAGTAGGAGAGATGATAGTAGAGTCCAAAAATTGGGCTGGTGCTATTGCGGATATAAAGAAGAAAATAGAAGAGGCAACAGAAGTACTTGGTGATTATAATATTGTTAAGCAAAGTGAAGAAATAGAAGAAAATACTAAATGGTGGCAAAAATTACTTATAAGGACAGCTACATATACAAAAAAGGGAAGGGAACAATTATCAGTTTTAGCAGATCAGGTAACGGAACTGGAAAAAGTAAAAGATAAAACAGGTAAAGTTGATAAAGAGCAGATAAAGCAGATAATAACTATTGATTCACTTAATGAGCAACTTAAGATGCTTGAGGGTGAACTTAACCAGATAGATATTACTAACAGGACTGCTATTGCAACTAAAATGCAAGATATTAATGCTACCAAAAAGCAAATATCCGAATTACAAAAATTTATTGATAAGTTAAGTGAGGTTAAAGAAGCTGTTACTAAGACTACAATGCCAGGTGGCACGATAGCACCAATTAAAGGAACAGCTGAAATTGATGTCGGTGCAGCAGGTGTAGACACATCCGAACTAATGGGTGGTATGATTGAAGATACACGCGAATTGACTTATGAATATTCTATGCTCGAAGAAGCATCACTTGCAGCAGGCGATGCTATGATGCAAGCTGCAATGAGTGGTAAAACATCGATTAAAGAATTAGCTAATGCTGCTTTAGCCGCAGCTAAAAAAACCATAGGCAGTTATATTGCTGAAGGTGTGGCTGGTGCTGTAAAGGAAGCACTTGTATCAATTCCTTTTCCTTTTAACATAGCCTTGGCAGCAGCTGCAGGAGGAGCAGCAGCAGCATTATTCAACTCTTTGATACCATCTTTTGCTGAAGGAGGTGCA